AACAGAAATACTGCATTAGGACATAGAGCAGGTCATGGTTATACAGGTTCAGAGAATATATTTATAGGTAATGAAGCAGGAGAAGGTTCTTCTTCTGGTAACTTTAATACTTTTGTTGGACACCAAGCAGGTGAAAGCACTAATGGTTCTAGTAATATTATTTTAGGAAATGCAACATCTATAGGCTCTGTTTCAAATAGATATGTTATTGGAAATTCTAACAATGGAACAGGTACAGCAGATGATGAGATAGCTTTTGTTAAAGGAAGTACATTTTCAAGAATTGCACTGGGCGGCACTTCTATTACTGCTAGTTCTGATGAAAGAATGAAGAAAGATATTGCAGACCATGAGTTAGGTCTTTCATTTATAAATCGTTTAAGACCAGTAAACTTTAAATGGAAAGCACCTAGTGAATTTCCCGAAAGTTTTACAAGTTATGATAGCGAAAAAACTGCAGCTACAAAAACAGATTGGCAAACAGGCTTAATTGCTCAAGAAGTTAAAGCTGCTATGGATGCTGAAGGTATTGAAACAGCTAAATTTGATGTTTGGAACGAAGAAGTAGATGGCTCACAAGCCTTAAGTCCTGGACAATTAATAATGCCTTTAATAAAAGCATTACAAGAAGCAGACAATAAGATAGATGCTTTAACAGCAAGAATAGAAACCTTAGAAGGTTAGGAAATTAAAAATGCAAACAGTAGAAAAAGTATTAACATCAGCAACCGATAGCGTAACGCTTATTAATGGCATTAACACCGATGGCAGTAATTCAGTTTACGCAGGTGCAATTATAGATAAAGAAGGAAATATAGTAGCTTCTACAATGACTCAAGCAGAAATCAACGAGTTGGTACAGCGTAATGTTGACCATCTTGAAACTATTTTAGCTTATGACGGAACAAATAATACACCTGATGTAGCAGGAGACTCATTAGATAAGTCTAGCTATACAGGTGCAGTTACAACTGGCAAAGCGTATATCGTAGCTAACTAATGGCTAAAGATAAAGTAGAACCAAAAGAAGTTAAACTTTCAGAAAAACAACAATACATACAGTTGCAATTAACTGATCTTGCTAACAAAGAGAAAACTCTTATGTTTCAATTAGATCAAATAAAAGCATCTCAACAAGTTTTTAATCAAGCTTTTATAGATGCTTCAAAAGAAGTAGCTGAAGAAGTCTTAAAAGATTAATGATTTACGAAATTTTTAATTTAGTAATAGGTGTATCTGTTTTTGCAGGTACTATTGTTTTATTAATGGGTGATCAAGATAATCATCCTTTATAGGAGAAAAAAGATGGAGTTTATATTTAATACAATAGCCGTAGTTACAGGAATTGTAACAGTTAGTTCTTTAATAGCTGCTTCAACACCAACACCAAAAGACGACGTTTGGATAGGTAAGCTGTATAAGATGATTGATTTATTAGCTTTAAATATTGGTAAAGCAAAACAAAAATAATGACAACTGCAAAAGAAGCTTTAATTAAACTAGAATCACACGAAAAACAATGTGCGATTCGATACGAACATATTGAAAAACGTTTAGAAGAAGGTTCTGCTAAGTTTAAAAGACTAGAACTTATTTTATGGGGTTTGTATGGTTTAATTGCTGCTTCTTTAGGTGTAGATAAACTGTTGTAGGAGAGTTAGATGCCTTTACAAAAGTTCCTTTTTAAACCTGGAATCAACAAAGAAGGCACCGCTTATTCTAACGAAGGTGGTTGGTTCGATTCTAACTTAGTTCGTTTTAGAAAAGGTCTTCCCGAAAAAATTGGAGGATGGGCTAAAGCGAGTGCGAATTCTTTTAAATCAACTGCTCGAGCATTACATGCATGGGTTACTTTAGACGGTACTAAATATTTAAGCGTAGGAACGACATGGAAGTATTATATTTTAGCAGGTACTTCTTATTATGATATAACTCCCATACGTTCCACTGATGAAAATGTTACAACTTTTGCAGCTACTAACGGTAGTGCTGTTATAACAGCAACAGATACAGCTCACGGAGCTGTGGTTAATGATTTTGTAACTATTTCTAATGCGGTTTCTTTAGGTGGTAATATTACTGCTTCCGTTTTAAACCAAGAACATCAAATAACTTCTATTCCGACTGCAGATACTTATACGTTTACCGCTTCTGCGACAGCAAACGCTAGTGATTCAGGTAATGGGGGCAGTGCTACGGATGCTGCTTACCAATTAAATGTAGGTCTAGATGTTTATGTGCCTTCTTCTGGGTGGGGAGCAGGAACATGGGGAGCATCAACTTTCGGGTCTACTACCGCTCTTAGTTTTGCTAACCAGTTGAGATTATGGTCACATGATAATTTTGGTGAAGATTTAATAATTAATCCTAGGTTTGGTGGAGTTTTTTATTGGGATCAATCAAATGGTTTGACTACTCGAGCAGTAGCTCTTTCAGATTTATCAGGAGCTGATCTTGCTCCTACAAAAGCATTACAAGTTATGGTTTCTGATATTGATCGACATGTTATTTGTTTTGGTGCGGATCCTTTAAATGCAGGAGGAACAGCTAGAACGGGAACTATTGATCCAATGTTCATTGCATTTAGCGATCAAGAAAACGCTGCTGTTTGGAATCCTTTAGCTACTAATACTGCAGGTTCTTTTAGATTATCCGCGGGTTCTTCTATCGTAGGTGCAACTCGAGCTAAACAAGAAATATTAGTTTGGACAGATACTTCTTTATATTCAATGTCTTTTATAGGACAGCCTTTTACATTTGGATTAAATTTAGTTAACGAAGGAGTAGGTTTAGTTAGTCCTAATGCAATAATAAATAGTCCTAAAGGTATTTTTTGGATGGATAAAAAAGGTTTTTATGGATATAACGGAGCTGTTCAAGAAATACCCTGCACTGTACAAGACTATGTTTTTAATGATGTAAATGAAATTCAAGCTTATCAAATATTTGGTTTTGTTAATAAAGCGTTTGATGAAGTCGGTTGGTTTTATTGTAGTGCTGACGCAACAGTTATAGATAAATATGTAGTGTTTAATTATGAAGAAAATGTTTGGACTATAGGAACGTTATCAAGAACAGCATGGATAGACGAAGGTATTTTTGATAATCCTAAAGCAACGTCTTCATCATCGGATGTGGGTTATCTGTATAACCATGAGATGGGCAATGACAATGATGGCAATCCTATGACTAATGTTTTTATAGAGTCAAGTGATTTTGATATTGATCCAGGAGGAGAAGATTTTCAATTCATTAGTAGAATTATTCCCGATATTAAATTTACAGGAACAGGTTCAACAGGAAGTGGCGGACAAAGTGTTAATGTTGTTTTAAAACGTAGGAATTTTCCAGGAGAAAGTTTAACAACAGCAGTAACAAGTACTTGTGATTCAGCAACTACTAAAATAGATACAAGAGTTAGAGGCAGACAAGCTGTTTTACGAGTAGAATCAGATGACGATGGAGCAGCAGGAAGCACTGAAGGTGTTGGTTTTAGAGTTGGAGCAATGCGATTGAATTTCAGACCCGATGGTAGAAGGTAATGGGTAAATTATTAGAAACTAAATTACCTGTTTCTATTGGAGAGATATCTTCTGAAACATTTAATCGTTTAGTCAGAGTTTTAGAATTAAGTTTAAATAGAGTTGATATAGATGCAACGTTATCGGTAAACGAAGAACAGAGAAATATAAATAAATTTAATGATGGTGATATTATATGGAATCTTTCTACTAACCAGTTACAATTATGGACTGGTGAACAATGGGTAGATTTATATTCTGGCAACGAAAAAGGCGTTCAAGCGGTAGCACAAATAGGCAATATAACTGTAGCTACTGGTGGAAATACTTCAATAGAACTGGGGATAAATTAAATATGGATATTAGTAAATTAAGAGAAGAATTAGAGTTTGACGAAGGTTGTGTATATGAAATTTATAATGATCATTTGGGTTATCCCACTTTTGGTATTGGTCACCTTGTACTTGAAAGCGATCCCGAACACGGAGAACCCGTTGGAACCCCAGTATCAAAGGAACGAGTTATCGAATGTTTTGAAAAAGATATAGAGTCTGTATTTGCTGATTTAGAAAGAAATATGCCTTGGGCTTCTAGTCAGCCTGAAGATATAAAACATGTATTAGCTAATATGTGTTTTAATTTAGGAATTACACGGTTATTAAATTTCAAAAAATTTTTAGGAGCTTTAGAACTTAAACATTATAAAACAGCAGCTGAAGAAATGATGGATAGTCGTTGGGCTACACAAGTAGGACCTCGTGCGACTAGATTAAGAGATAGAGTATTAAAAGGAGGGTAACATGCCAGGAATGTATAAGAAGAAAAAGAAAAAATCAACAGGATATAGTACAGGCGGTGCTATACCTAAAGGTTACAAAAAAGGCGGAGCTATTAAAA